ACTTCTGCAAGATGTAGAAATGTTAAAGGATGCAGAACATGATGACTTAGAGGCAGAGTATTATGTTGCTCGAGATTATATAAATGAGCATAAAAATTCTACAGACTACGACCCTCAAAAAGCATACTATTATATAGTACTTCGTCAACTTTGTTTCTCTGGAATGGAGAGATACAATGCTGATGGAGATTTTAATGTGCCTTTTGGGCACTATAAAAGTTTTTCATGTAATTTAGAATCAAAGCATCACGAGTTTTTACAAATCTGTGAGCTTATTCATGGAAGCTTTGAAGAAGTACAAGTATTGGAAGGAGATTTTGTGTTTATAGATCCCCCATATTTAGATAGACTGGGTTATACAAAAGGGGACGGCTCTTTAGAGCTACATAAAAATTTACTAAAATGGACACAAAAGTTAACAACAAATTGGCTTTTAATACATTCAGATCATGAATTTTACTTTGAAAATTACTCACATATTTTAACTAATGAGTTTGGCTATTCTCAACGTTTTGGTAAAGACAAAGATCACTCAAATGCTAAAACGTATCATTTATATATAAGTAATGAGCCGAAAGAAATTAAATTTTCTTCAGGCACAAAAGAAGGATTACAAATAGAATTAACAGATTTAATTAGAGATGCAGGGTTAGAAGTGGACAGTTCGATAATCTCTAAACTAACTGGCAAAGCTGCTCAGTATTTTATTAATGTACTATCTTAAAAAAAGTTCTTGACACAAATGTTAAATAGAAGTATAATATGTATTATAAAAATGAGGAAACCAAATGGGCGACCGATTTTATTTTCAACAACAACAAGCAAGAGGAAAACGCAGAATGGCGTGGGACGATGACAAAAAAGCTCAAGCGGTAGAAATGTACGAAGAGCAAAACCCAACTCCAGAAACTTCAATGGAGATTGTGGCAGAAATAGCAGATGAGCTAGGAGAAAGCCCCAACGGGGTTAGGATGATTTTAACAAAAGCTGGAGTCTACATAAAAAAGGCTCAAGCGAATGGGAATGGGGGTGCTTCTGGTGGTGGTACTCGCGTTTCTAAACAAGCTGCACAAGACGCTCTTATTGCGGCTATAAATGATAAGGGTCTTCCTATCGATGAAGATATTATATCTAAATTGACTGGTAAGGCAGCTCAATATTTTACAGGGCTATTGACCGACTAGGATCAACCTCGGGTGAGATTCCCGAGGCCCTTTTTAGGCTATATAGAGTACAGGATAGTAAAAGATTTTACCAACCTGACCTATAAGGAGCCTTGTGAAAAAGGACGAACTAGCTTCTCTTGTAAATGAGTATGGTGATGCAATCATCACTTTTCGTAGTGAAAATTCAAGAAAGTTAAAGTACAATGTATGTACCGCCGACTTTAGCACACCTTACATCCAGAGTAAAAAGAATAGAGCGAAAGAATCTGATGAAACCCTACTACTTTTTTGTTGGGACACAGATTCTTATCGCTTATTAAAACCTAAGAATGTAACGAGTGTTGTTCCCTTGGCTTCTGTATTGAGGAACGACAAATGATTCAACTATATGAAGCACCTGCAGTTTATGAGCATATAATTCATTATGATTACCAAAAAGAAACCCAAATTCGAGTGGTCGTTAGTACTTTTCGTGGTATTGAGTACCTTCATCTTCGGAGGTACTATCTTGATTTTGACGAAGAGTGGAAGCCCTCACCAGAAGGAATTGCTATGCCCCTCGACTTCGACAACTCTAGAGAACTGTTTCGTGCCCTTACCGAAATTCTATCCTTAGCAGAGTCTAAAGCTATTATAGAGGAAAACTTTAAAGACTTACTGGATTCAATTTATTTAGAGTAGTAGTCCTAATTATTCTTGACATTTTCAATTCTTTCAGGTATAATATCTTAATGAATGAGAGAACTAAGCAAAAAATAAGCAAGCAATACTATGAGGAAGGTACCAGTCCTTTGACTGATACTGAGTGGGATGCTTTGTATGAGGATAACAAAACCGTTGGATATAAGTCCAGTGGTGATGTTAAACATCTTTTCAGGTTACTTTCTTTACAGAAAACCTTTTCCTTAGAAGAATTGGAAATGTGGAGAAAACAATTTGATAGTATCTGTGTCAGAACCCCTAAACTGGATGGCAGCGCTATCTCAGTTCAATATAAGGGTGGTAGACTAGACATTGCTGCAACTCGTGGCGATGGTAAAGTAGGTATAGATATTACTGAAAAAGCACGGTTCCTCGTTCCAGAGGAAATCTGTATTGCTGGTGCAGTACAGATTGATGGGGAGGTAGTAGTACCTAAAGGTTTTGCCAATGCTCGCAACTATGCAGCGGGGTCGCTAAACCTTAAAGATATAAATGCTTATAGAGAGCGTCTATATGATCTATGCTTTATAGCATACGATCTCAAGTGTAGAGAGCATATTGAACAGTCAAATACTTGGACGCAACTAATGGGTACTCTTTCTAGGGAAGGTTTTAAAACCGTAACTGATGAAGGGCTTTCAGACGTTTACCCTACAGACGGAGAAGTTTACAGAGTAAACAATCTAGCTGAATGGCAAGCACACGGAAGCACCGCTCATCACCCTAGAGGCTCTATGGCTTTTAAAATTCAAAAACAAGGCGTAGAGACTACATTACTAGATGTTGTGTGGCAAGTCGGGAAGTCAGGCGTTGTTAGTCCCGTAGCTGTGCTCGACCCTGTGGAAATTGATGGAGCTAACGTATCAAAAGCCACGCTACACAATATCCAGTATATTCGTGACCTAAATTTAGAACTTGGGTGTAGAGTTGAAGTAATAAGAAGCGGAGAAATTATCCCTCGTGTTGTACGACGACTTGACGAAAAATAAATCTTGACAAAAAACCTGAATTAAAATATAATATACTTTCAAATTTAGAGGAATATCTATGCAAGCTATAATTGCTCCTGAGAGTTGCCCTTCTTGTAGGACAGCTTTGGAGTGGCGGTCTGACTTACTCTACTGTAATAATGACTTATGCGGAGCACAGGTATCCAAACGGCTTGAACACTGGGGCAAGACCTTAAAGATTAAAGGACTTGGACCTCGTACGATAGAAAAGTTGGAAGTAGAAAATCTCTATGAGTTATACGATTTAACCGAAGAGATGATTATAGAAAGACTTTCCTCTGAAAAATTGGGTGAGAAGCTCTATATGGAACTTCAAAACTCTAAAACCGCATCTATGAATGCGGTGTTACCGGCTTTCAGTATACCTTTGATCGGAAAGTCTGCAACTGAGAAACTATCAAAGTATCTTACATATATATTTGAACTAAGAACTGATAAGTGTCAAAAGGCAGGACTAGGACCAAAGGCAACTGAAAATTTAATGCATTGGTATGAGTTAGAATTTATTCCTTTTTTACAAGATTTACCTTTTGATTGGAAATTCGAAGAGGCACAAACTGTGAGATATAGTAGAGGAACAATTTGTATTAGTGGTAAACTTACAAGTTTTAAAACTAAAGCACAAGCAGAAGATGTTTTAACTCGAAAAGGATATATAGTAAAAAATAGTCTTACCAAGGATGTATCCATTTTAGTGAATGAATCCGGTATAGAGTCTGCAAAGACAAAACAAGCCCGAGAAAAGGGCATTAAAATTATAACTAATCTACTAGATTTTATAGGAGAAATCAATGGCGACGTTGCCTAAGTGGACAGATGAGCGTACCGACGAGCTCACTAATTTTGTCGGTGATGAATCCCCAGTATCACAAGCTACTGTAGCAGAAGCTGCAGACCAGCTTGAGACTACTACACGGTCGGTTTCTAGCAAACTGCGAAAGATGGGCTTTGATGTAGAGCTTGCCTCTTCCAAAGCTACTAGCAAATTTACAGCAGATCAAGAAGCTACTCTTTCTGCTTTTGTCACAGACAATAGCGGTGAGTACACTTATGCTCAAATTGCATCTCATTTTGAAGACGGCGCTTTTAGTGCTAAGTCTATTCAAGGTAAGATTCTTTCCATGGAACTTACTGACCATGTTAAGCCTGCACCTAAGGTTGAAACTGTAAGGACTTATACTCCTGCAGAAGAAGATACCTTTGTGTCTATGGTTAATGATGGTGCTTATGTAGAAGCCATCGCTGAAGCTCTCGGCAAGTCCGTGAACAGCGTGCGTGGTAAGGCTATGAGCCTTCTGCGTTCTGGCGACATCGACGCTATCCCCCGTCAGGAGCACACGAAGAGCTCTGCGAAGGAAGACCCTCTTGCAGAACTTGGTGATGTTTCCGATATGACAGTTGAAGCAATCGCTGAGACGATTGGCAAGACTGCTCGTGGCGTAAAAACCATGTTGACTCGTCGTGGTCTGACAGCATCAGATTATGATGGAGCTGCAAAGAAGGAGAAAGCTGCCGCATCGTAAGCAGTAATCTTTCTATATAGCCGTGATGAGGGGTCATTGCGGCTATATTTTTATCGGGGGACTCATTGAACTTAGCAAGTGCTTTTCTTAAGCAGGTATTAGAGCTGCAAGATTTTGAATCTTGGGCATCTGTGCGAAAGCAGTATCTACCCAGTGAATACCATAAGTTATTCACAGAAATAGATAAGCATTGTGAAAAGTTCCATAAGCTCCCGACCTTTGAGGATCTCAAGTACGAACTACGTGATAGTTCTACCAAAGAATTACTGTTCGCAGTAAATTCAATAGATACAGATGCTGATGCATATATGTTGCTTCAGTACCTAAAAAATGAGTACACTCAAAAAGAAATCCTTAACTCGCTTGAGGATTATGTAGATAATTCTATGTCTTTTGAAGACGCAGAAGAATCTGTTGGTCATCTTCATCAGATAGTCTTGGACATCGAAGATAAAGTAGACCTTCAAGACCCACAGGAGAGTATGCAACGTATTCCCCTGTTTGAGTCAGATGACGAAATCGGAAAGTACCTGCCTTTAGGGTTAAATACGGACCACGACTTCGAAATCTCATTCTCCCCCCGAGATTTGATTTTGGTTGGTGGCCGCCGTGGGGCAGGGAAATCCATTACCTGTGCTAACATTGCTAATAATGTATATGCTTCTGGGAAATCAGCTATTTATTTCACTATTGAAATGGATAGCCGTGCAATACTGCAACGGTGTTGTGCGATAGCTACCGAGATCCCGTTCTCTAGGCTAAAGAGTAAAAATCTTAGCATAGTAGAGTGGGAGAAGGTAGCGACCTGGTGGGCCAATAGGTACCAAGATAGTCAAGATAAGTTAACAGAGTATCGAGAACATCGAGACTTTGAAAAACTCCATGATAATTTACGTTCTAACTGTGAGCTTCTCCCGACTCAACAGTTGGATGTAATTTATGACCCCTCTCTTACTATCTCAAAAATAAGAGCCGAACTTGATAAAAAAGTAAAAGGAAAAATGGATGTAGGCGTTATTATTGTCGACTATATCAATCAAGTTAAGCGCTCTTCTATGCCTTCAAGAAGTGGGCAGTACGATTGGACAGAACAGATAGAAGTTAGTAAAGCACTTAAGAGTATGGCTCAAGAATACGAAACCCCAGTATTTGCGCCTTACCAAACGGACGCTAGCGGCGAAGCTCGATTTGCCAAGGGTATATTAGATGCTGCGGATGCGGCATATAGTATGGAACCTTGGTCACAAGAGGATCATTGTATGACCTTTAACTGTGTAAAAATGAGAGCAGCCGCTATGCGTTCTTTTACCTCGACCATGAACTGGGAGACGCTAAAGATAGGACCTGATACCGCTTTAAATCCGAAAGAAAGTGCAGATAATGACTTAAAAACGGGCGAAGAAATAGACGACATCTAAAAATAGTTCTTGACATTTTACGTTATTTTTAGTATAATATATGTAATTTCGTGGAGGCTTTATGATTATAAAGGGAAGTATGAGGTATACTATGAGTGGCAGGAAAAGAACAACCATACGAGCGAAAAAAAGGCAGGTGGAGTTTATGCAGCTTCATTCCAAGAAAGAGCCTGTTCGTAGGGAAACTATAGACTACCCCTCAGTACCTTTGACCCCTTATAGACCACAGCCCAGAAACGATTGGAAGTCAGAA